GTACATGGGATTGTTGTCTTTTTAGTAACGCACTAATAAAAGATATTACAGGTGAAGATCTAATCCCAAAAACTCTTAAATGGAAAGATGAAGAAAGTGCAATGAAGTCTATAAAAAAATATGGTGGCACTTTACTACAAAGCATAGAGAAGGCTTGTAAAAGCAAAAAACTTACAGAGATCAATAAAAACTATATGACTAAAGGCGATCTAGTAGTCTATAAAGAAGTTTCAGAGTTAGTAGGAATATCAGATGGAATGAATATTTTAACTCCTACAGATGACTGTATAGGTGTTAAATCTAATGTTGATATATTAAAAGTGTGGCGTATCAATGGCTAAACAGATAAAAGCAGCAGTAATTGCAGCAGTTGTAGTATTTATTGTTTATAGCACTTTAGGAGTTACTAGTACTGCAATTTTAATAGGAGACTTGTCAGTAGCAATGTCAGCTGCTGTTTTAACATTTACAACTACTTTAGTAGCAGGTGTTATTGGGAAAATGACTTCAAAAGGTGTAAATGCTACAGCAGGTAATTTTGGAAATAAATTTACAGCAAGAAGTGCAATAGAACCAAGAAAATTAATTTATGGTCAGTGTCGTGTAGGTGGTACTTTTGTTCACATGGAAACATCAGGTGTAGATAATTTCTTATTACACATGGTTGTGGCTATAGCAGGTCATGAAATAGAGGATTTAGAAAGTATAAGATTAAATGATAAAAATTTAAGTGTTTCTTCAAGCACAATAAGTGGTTCTACTGTTTATACATGTACTGATGCTGATTATACAAATACTGAAAACGAGAATGATTTTGGAAGTGGCAGGTTATTAAGATATTCATTTCAAGATGGAGGTCAAACTGCTGTAGATGGTTTTATGAATGCACAATTAAACTCAATGGGAACTAGTGATAAATTCTTAGGAGTTTCTTATGTATATATACAAATGGTGTTTGATGCAGAAAAGTTTGGTGGAGGTATGCCTTCAGTTTCTTTTAATGTGAAAGGGAAAAAATGCTTTGACCCTAGAAATAATTCTACTGCTTTTACTAGCAACCCTGCTTTGCATGTAAGAGATTTTCTAAGCAATACTCAATACGGTCTAAAAGCAAAAAATGCAGAATTAAACGACACAACTAACGCAGGTGGATTCGCATCAGCAGCAAATATTTGTGATCAAAATGTAACTTTAGCTGATGGCTCAACTACAGAAAAAAGATATAGAGCGAATGGGTTTACTAATTTTAGTGGTACAGGTGCAGGAATTATAGAAGGATTGTTAAGCTCAATGGCTGGAAGGATGTCTTATGTTAATGGTCAATTTTGTGTTTTTGCAGGTGCTTCACAAACTCCTTCTTTGACTATTACAGATGATGAGTTGATAAGCCCTGTTAATGTCTCTACAAATCCAAACGCTGGTAATTTATTTAATTCAATTAAGCCTATTTATGTTGATGCTTCACAAGGATTTACAGCAACAGATGCTGAAGTATATCAAGACTCCACATTCTTAAACGCAGATACTCCATCAGGGGAATCAACAGCTAACTATGTAAAACAAATGGAAACACAATTGCCATTTACTGTTACAGACACTATGGCACAAAGACTAGGCAGGATTGCTTTAAAAAGCCAAAGACAAACTACATCTATAACAGTATTAGTAAGTTTGCAATTTATGAGATGTCAGCCTAATGACTGGGTTTATTTTACAAATGAAAGACTTGGATATAGTCAAAAGGTATTTGAAGTTATATCAACAAATTTAGAAGTAACTACTAGTGCAGATGTGCCTATTATGGCAACAAGGTTAGAGTTAAAAGAAGTATCAGGCTCAGTATTCAACTTTGCTACAAGTGATTATACAACTGGTCAGTCAGAAGGCTCTGATGTAACTATAGGCAGTTATTCAGTTACAGCTCCTAGTAACCTTGCTCTAGCTCAACAAACCAATAAAGAAGGCGTGACAACTAAAGTAGATATAAAGGCATCATGGACTAATAACTCTAGCGATAAAGTTACACTTACAGAGGTGGCTTATAAGCTAAGTACAGATAGTGCATTTACCTCAGACTTCACTGTTGGTAAAGGAGTGGCTGTAGCCCTCTTACCTAGCGTTGTAGTAGGTAAACAATACAATGTTAAGGCAAGACATATAGATGTTAATGGTGTTGCTAGTGCTTATACCAGTGTTGTCACTATTACAATTGCAGCTCCTACTGATGCTCCACAAGTTCCACAAAGTCTAAGTGCATCTTCAGGTAAGCCATTTAATATTTTAGTTAAATGGACTAACTCTTCACAAGCAGATTTAAAAGCTGTAAAGATATATAGAAGGACAGCTAATACTAATCCAACAGATGATACTCATTTAGTAGAAACCATTGCTGGGGCAAATGGAAAAATTACTAGTACATTATTTGGAACACAAGACGGATTAACAGCAGGTACTACTTATTACTTTTGGGCTAGAGCAGTTAATCATTCAGATGTTCATTCAGCCTTCACTTCTTCAGTATCAGGAAACTTTACAAATGTAAGTGCTGCAGAGATTGTTGATGGCTCTATTACAGCAGTAAAAATAGCAGCTAGAGCAGTAGAAAATTCCAAGATAGCAGTAAACGCAATACAGGGTGACGTTATAGCAGCAGGGGCTATCGTAGAAGCAAAGTTAGGTACAGATGCTGTCACTAACGCCAAGTTAGCAAACAACGCAGTAGACACAGCACAAATAGCAGCTGATGCAGTTGAAACAGCTAAGATAGCAGATAACGCAGTTACCAATGCTCTTATTGCAACTGATGCTGTAAATCAAGATAGTTTAGCTGCAAATTCAGTTACAGCTAATGCGATTGTAGCAGGTACTATTACAGCTTCAGAAATAGCTACAAATGCAATTACAGCAGCCAAAATTAATGCAGGTGCTATTGTTGCAGGTAAGATTGCAGCCAATGCCATAATTGCTGAGAAGATTGCAGCCAACGCTATTACAGCAAATAAAATAAGTGCTAACGCTATAACTGCAGATAAGATCGCAGCTAACGCAGTCGTTGCAGCTAAAATATCAGCAGGTGCTATTGTTGCAGGGAAACTTGCTGCTGACAGTATTGTTGCTACTAATATACAAGCGAATGCAATTACAGCAGCCAAGATTAATGCAGATGCAGTTACAGCAGACAAAGTTGCTGCTAATGCAATTGTTGCAGCTAATATTGTTGGTGGCACGATTACAGCTACACAGATGGCAGCAGACTCTATCGGTGCAGATCAAATTGTTGCAAACGCAGTTACAGCAGATGCAATAGCGTCAGGAACAATAACAGCTACAGAAATAGCTTCAGGAACAATTACTGGAACACAAATAAATGTAGACACTTTAGCTGTTAAGAAGTTTGCTAATGTAAGCTCAACGATTATTTCTCATACAGGTTCTGCTGTTCCATTAGAAGTTTTTGGTAGTGTATTTCAAAGAGCAAGTAATAATTTTAGTACACAAACAACATCAACAGGAACATATTTAGCCCTAGCAATTGGCAGCGTTAGAAATGATGCAAAATACAGAGCAATTTTATCAGGCGTATATGGAGATTGTTCAGGTGGATTTCTTGAATACAGTATTAATGGTTCGTCTTATGCACAAGCACAAGGTGGAATACAATCAATAGCCTTCGGTGCAGGTACATTTAGAACTTATGTAATCGTTTACAGTGGTTCTATTTCAGGAATGTCATCAAGTCAAAGCACAGTTTCTTGGAGATTAAGATGGACAAGTCAATTAAGAAGCACATATCAATCACTATATGTATTTATAGATAACACGCAATAACATGGCAGATTTTACAATATATAAAACAGCAACTGGAGTTATTGAATCTTGTGGTTCAACCAATGTTGGCATAGAAATTATGAATTTAGAAAGTGGTCAATCAATTATAGAAGGTATTTACGAAGTAGAAAAATACAAAATTATTAGTGGTTCAGCAGTAGAGCAAGATATAGATTTTTGGAATGCGATTAGAATTAAAAGAGATGTTTTATTATCTGAATCAGACTGGACACAAACAGCAGACTCTCCTCTTACAGATTCTAAGAAAGCAGAATGGGTAACTTACCGACAAGCATTAAGAGATGTACCCTCTAATAACTCTAGTGCAGGAACTATAGATGCTGTTACTTTCCCTACTGTGCCTAGCTAATGGATTCAGCAGTTCAACTTATAACTGAACTTGGTTTTCCAATTGCTGCAGCTCTTGGATTAGGTGCTTTTGTATGGAAGTTAATCAATAGGATTATTGATGGCATGGAAGTAAAAGTAGATGTCTTAGACGAAAAGCTAGGAACAATTATCAATTCTATGGAAGGCAGACTAGGTAGCAAACTTGACAGTCAGCATGGTATTTTAGTAGCCTTAATAGATAGAGTGCGTTCTTTAGACAACGAGATCATTAGACAAGACACTATGATTAAGACGATATTGGGCGTTCCTCAACTGATAAATATAGACAAACTGGCGAAGGCAGATAGAGATGACCAAAGAAAAGATTAAAAAAAGAGGTAGACCAAGTAAGGCTGACCTTAAACGTAGAAGAAGAGATGCGAACAAAGACATGGTTATTAAGTGGGTTGCTTTTGTAGGTGTCCTCTTGTTTTTAGCTGTTGCTGTTCAACAAGTGATGGCAGACCAAATTACATTTAAGTTTAAATCACCTTCATTCAACGGTATTAATGCTAGTAGTCATTATCTAACAATAGAGAACCAAGAGTTTAATAGACGCAAAGAAATAAAAAGCGAAATTAAGGCTGCTATTGATGAAGCTAAAAGAGACAAAGAGAATTCCACTGTACAAAGATTTATAAGGAACTTTGAGAGCAGGGTGTACGCAGAGCTAAGTAGACAGTTAATAGCTAACCTATTTGGTGAAACACCTTCAGAGTCAGGAACAATAACTCTAGAAGGAAACACCATAGACTATTCAAGTGACGGAACATATTTAACCCTCAAAATAACGGAAGCTGATGGCACTATCACGATTATTACAATTCCTATCGGTAGTTTCACTTTCTAGTTGCAGTATCTTTTACCAGTTAGAAGATACTATTGATCAGAGATACAATAACAACGCTGATATATATACTATTGAGGAATTACATTCTCAAGAGCTAAAAAACGTAAAACAGCCTGAAGTACAACCAATAGTTGCTGTTTATCCGTCATCTTTTACAGATCAAACAGGTCAAAGAAAGTCTAATAGTGAGTTTGCATTATTCTCTACAGCAGTTACCCAAGCTCCTTACACCTTGCTTATAAGAGCCTTAAAGCACTCCAGTAATGGTAAGTTCTTCAGGGTAGTAGAAAGAGTAGGGCTTGATAATCTAACGAAAGAAAGACAGCTAATAAGGTCAGCAAGAGAAACATTCGCAAAAGAAGGAGAGTCAAACCCTGTTCCACCCCTACTATTTGCAGGTGTCTTGCTAGAGGGAGCTGTAATAAGCTATGATAGTAACTTGACAAGTGGAGGAATTGGTGCGAGGTATTTAGGAATAGGAACTAGTATTCAGTACAGAGAAGACAATGTTACTGTTTCGTTAAGGTTGGTTTCTGTTGCAACAGGCGAGATTTTAATAGAAGTATTAAGCCAAAAAACCATATTCAGTTATGGAAAGTCAGAAGATGTGTTCAAGTTTTTTGAGAGTGGAACTGAACTAGTAGAGATTGAATTAGGTAATTCAAGTAACGAGTCAACTACTATAGCCTTAATGAAAGCTATAGAAGGTGCAGTTTTAGAGTTAATTAATATCGGTTACGATAGGAGTTTTTGGAATGAACAAATTAAAATTAAAGAGCCTGATTGTGTTGATGATGGCTGTATCACTACAATCGGCTGACAATGAAATCTATCTTGATATGTCAGGAACAACAGCTAATATAGACCTAGAACAATTAGGTATCTCTAACATTATAGCTGGGCTTGGCTCTACAGCAGGTAGCTTAACTGCCTTTGATTTAGACGGTACGACTATGACGCTAGATATCAATATGATTGGTGCAACAAACAAGTTTCTCGGTGATATATGGGCTGATAGCTTTACCGGAATCTACAATTTTACAGGTTCAACGAATACGTTTAGCATACAAGTAGACCCAACCAACACTTACGGAGCTGATAGCTCTAATCAAAACGTAGCTGTTACTGGTACAGGAAATACCTTCACATTAAACCAAGGTACATCAGCTTTAGCTGCTACTTTAGACTTAGATTGGATTATTCAAGGCTCTAACAATACTATTGTTTCAAATATAAATATTGATGGAGCAGTACAGTATATTGATTTGGATGGTAGTGATAATACAGTTACTTATACAGGTACTGGTGTAAGTGCTTCAGCAGGAGGATATTTCTACTTAGA